TGTCATGTTGCACAAATCGTTGAAAGACAGTAACTTACAGTCTGTGATCTGCAACACAGTTCACGACTCGATTGTCATGGACGTGTTCCCGGGAGAAGAGAAGCAGTGCATTGAGATCATGGCGAAAAGTATGCTTGCTATACCGCAGGAGACGGAGCGGCGTTACGGTGTGCGGTACGACATGCCTGTAGGAATAGAATTAAAAATGGGAAAAAACTGGCTTGACTTAGAAGAAGTGTTAACTGTATAATACTTCTACTTTCAACACCCAACACGAGGATGATATGGGTACAGAACTTCAAATGAACGACGAACTGAATCAGTTTTTGACCGCGTTTGATGCGGGAGACGAAGAAGCCTTGATGAAGATGTCAGGGCAGGCCGACGTGGATTCTACGCCACGTGTAGGCTTGCCACGCCTGACAATCAACTACGAGGCAGAGAACGACGACGGGATCACGCTGAAGCGTGGTGCTTGGCGCATCTGGAATGGGTCCGGACCGAGTTACTCGGATAAGGTACACATCCGTCCCTTGATGCGAACCTACGAATGGTCTGTGTGGAATCAGGATGAACAGAAGTTCTCCTGTAAGTCTGTGCAGCGGCCTACCTTGTCTGGGGAGTTCCCGGACAGCGAGGGCGGAAATAAGTGTGGACGACTGACGAGGGCAGAAGAGGAAGCTCTTCCTGACGATGATCCTCGTGTGGTCCTGAGCCAGTCAGTGAATTGTAATCAGGTCATCTACGGAGTCTTGGATGCGCCGGATGCTACGGCTGCTGACGGCACACCCACGCCACTTGAGAACGTGCCATTCATGGCGTACTTTAAGAGGTCAGGGTTCCGTCCGGTACGAGACTTTATCGATCAGCAACTGACACGGCGTAAAATCCTGATGCAGAAGGCTGTAATCGAACTGTCTACGGAGAAAAAGAAGAACGGTAGTGTGATCTTCTGGACCCCGAAACTAAGTCTTGTAAAAGAAGTGTCGATCACTGACGCAGATAAAGACCTGATCAAGATGTTTGGCGAGACGGTCAAGGGCCACAATGAGTCAGTTATGACTGACTACAAGGCTGCTGTGAAGATGTCGATGAATGATGAAGACTTCGATCTGGCGCAGCGTTTCGCAAGCTGATGCTTCATCTCTTGGAAGTACAAGACTTCCTCCAAAAGGCGGGGCGAGGGGAGATTGACTCCTCTCGTCTCGACGATCTTATTGAAGCCTTTGGAGAGGACTGTAAGGCTGCTATACGTAAGCAGTTTAGCCGCAACTCGGACTATCGTATTCGTATGTCCGGGCTGGGCCGTCCTCTGTGCCAGCAACAATTAGAAAAGCAGGGACTCAAGCAGGATGTCGCTTACAACGATATTGTTCGTTTTCTTATTGGTGATCTGATAGAAGCATCCGCAGTTCTAATTATGAAGGCTGCAGGTATCAACGTAGCCTCTGAGCAAGAGAAGTGTTCCCTGTCTATAGCAGGTCAGACTGTAAACGGAACTCTTGATGTTATCATTGACGGCAAGGTGTGGGACGTTAAGTCCACAAGCCCTTGGTCGTTTGACAACAAGTTCTCGGGACGTGGCGGCTACGACGCAATCAAAGAAGATGATCCCTTCGGCTACATCATGCAGGGATATCTATACTCAGAGTCGCAGGGCATGCCCTTCGGTGGCTGGATTGCCATCAACAAGTCGAGCGGGGAGTGGGACTTTGTCGAGGCCCCAGACAATCAAGACGAGGATCGCAAGACATATCTTGATGAAGCTGCCAAGCGCGTTCACGCCATAGTCACAGACGCTAAATTTCGGGTGCCTTTCACCTCTGTGCCAGAAACATACACAGAGAAGGGTATCAAGTATGAAACAGGCAATCGCCTCATGCCCAAGACCTGCACCTTCTGTTCATTCAAGGAACACTGCTGGAAGGGTGCGGAGTATCATCCCCGGATCACATCGAAGGCCAAGAATCCCCCGATGACTTGGTACACAAAGCTGGTGAAGAAAGAGCGATGACATGCCTATCATTTATACCAGCACGTATGATCTCAAGTTGCTGGACCTAAATCCACAGATCAGGCACATATACATAGAAAGTCACGAAAGTAGGGGCGGCGAACCCGCACTGGTCAAGGTGCGAAATATAGAGGGTTCGCTGCCCTTAACTTTGCGTAACAACTACTCCGAGTCAGGCTACCTGACATCAGAGACGGAGGCCCGGGATATCGTACGCATAGAAGAAGAGTTTCAACATATCAATCAACACTTGAGGATGGGTGCTGCTGTATGTATTCCGACGATTCCCTTAAACGAGGAACTGTCACGTTTAAGAAAATATACCCCAAAAGTAGAACAGTATCTGCTAAAGAGGCTAAACTTGGTAAAGGGGGCGTTTCCGCTGCAAGGCTAATGCGAAAACTAAAATTCAGATCACAGTTCGAGTCGAACATCGCCCGCAAACTTGTAGAGCGGGGCATATCTTTTGAGTACGAAAAAGAGCGGGTTGTATACATACCCAAGCCGCGAACCTACACTCCTGACTTCTACTTCCCCGACACAGACGTGTACGTAGAAACGAAGGGCCACCTTGACAAGGGTGACAGGGTGAAGATGTTGCTAGTCAAGGAACAGAATCCGGACCTAGACATACGGTTTGTATTCATCCGCGCCTCGAATAAAATTTACAAGGGTTCCAAGACCACCTATGGTGACTGGGCAACCAAGCACGGCTTTCAGTGGGCTGAAGGTTCTATACCAGAGGAGTGGTGCAGAAATGAGCGATAATGATTTTTTAATAAACATGGAGAGGGCAAGTCTCCTGAAGGATCGATGGTATCTTATTTTCCGACAGGGAGACGATGATGACCACGTATCCATGATGGCGTATGACACAACAGAAGAAGACGAAGATGACGAATACATCCCGGCGGGTGCTGTCATTCTGTCGGGACTTGTTGAACTCATGGAGTCAGACTTCGACAGAGTCATGCAGGCAGGCTTGGCTCGTCTACAGTTCGAGGCCACAAAAGAAGCCATGTCAGAGGAGACGGGTAATGGGGTGGATATAAAGCAGATGCCCGACACGAATATCGTCAAGGTAGAATTTGGAAAGAAGCAATGATCAGAGAAAACTGGAACCTCAACGGCTATCAGATGAAGGCCCGTAAGTATGCCATCTATCCGGAACGCATGAAGATCACGTACCCTGCCCTCGGGTTGGCGGGAGAAGCTGGTGAGGTTGCGGACAAGGTGAAGAAGATTTACCGCGACGGACGGGACGATGCTCGTTTCAAGAGCGACATTGCAAGAGAGATAGGAGATGTCCTCTGGTACTGTGCAGCCCTAGCAGATGATTTAGGATACAGCCTGCAGCAGATTGCAGAGATGAATATATACAAGTTGCAGTGCCGTATGAACAAGGGTACGATTGTTGGTGATGGAGATGATCGTTGAGGCACGAGGAGTATATGAAGAAGATGGCCGAGCAAGAGAGCATGGCAAGTATGCAAGGCGCAGCTAACGCTGCATGGGCACAGGACATGGTTAATAGTCCGCCGCACTACAATCAAGCAGGGATTGAGTGCATCGATGCCATCCGCGCCGCAACCGGCGACGGCTACGAATACTACCTGCAGGGAAACATAATCAAGTACCTATGGCGCTATCGATACAAGAATGGCGTACAAGACCTAGAAAAGGCGCAGTGGTACTTACAGAAACTTATTGAGGAAACCACAGATGAATAACATGCTACCCACACCATACCAACAATTTATACACAAGTCCCGTTATGCACGTTGGCTTGATGACAAACAACGTCGTGAAGACTGGGGCGAAACCGTAGATCGCTATCTCAAGTTTATGACCTATCAGGTAAAGGGAAAGCATCAGTATGATCTGCCAGCCAAGGACATCGAAGATATTCGCGATGCTATTCTGGGGCAGGAGATTATGCCATCGATGCGGGCCATGATGACTGCGGGACCGGCCCTTGCTCGTGATAATATTTGTGGCTACAACTGTAGCTACATCCCTGTAGATAGCCCTCGTGCGTTTGATGAGTGCATGTACATATTGATGTGTGGCACGGGTGTGGGCTTCTCTGTGGAACGTGAGAACGTGGATAAGCTGCCTGTTGTCAGTGACGCGATGCACGACACGGACACTGTGATCAAGGTTGGTGACTCTAAGCCCGGATGGGCCAAGTCGCTGCGTGAGTTGATTGCGCTCCTGTACGCCGGACAGATTCCCATGTGGGACTTGTCAGAGGTACGCGCATCCGGTGAACGCTTGAAGACTATGGGTGGCCGTGCCTCTGGTCCCGGACCGCTCAACGACTTGTTCATCTTCACTGTTGAACTGTTCAAGAAGGCACAGGGCCGTCGCCTCTTCCCGATTGAGTGTCACGACTTGATGTGCAAGATCGGTGAGATCGTTGTGGTTGGCGGCGTCCGTCGTTCTGCTCTGATCTCTCTGTCGAACTTGAATGACGATCAGATGGCACATGCCAAGTCTGGTGCGTGGTGGGAAAACGAGGGTCAACGTGCGCTGGCTAACAACTCTGTTGCCTACAAGGGTAAGCCAGAGATGGGTACGTTTATGCGTGAGTGGGTATCTCTGTACGAGTCTAAGTCCGGAGAACGTGGGCTGTTCAACCGTCAAGCTGCGGTGAAGCAAGCTGCGCGGAACGGTCGTCGTAAAGTTCACGACAGACCTCTGCTTGACGATACCGACAGTCACTACGCAGTTCACCCTCACCGCACTGATGAATCCTTCATCCAGTTCGGCACAAACCCCTGCTCCGAGATCATCCTCCGTCCGTATCAGTTCTGCAACTTGTCAGAAGTTGTCGTGCGTGAACACGACACCCTCGACTCTCTCAAGCGTAAGGTTCGCCTCGCAACCATCTTGGGCACCCTGCAGTCTACACTCACAGACTTTAAGTATCTGAGGAAGATATGGAAGACAAACACAGAA